CGGTGCCCAAGGCAAAGTGATCGCTTTGTATGCGCGCGATGCGTGCGGCAAGCAGTTCACCCAGCAACTCGGGGATGCTGATGGCGCTGTCCTGGAGGAGCTCCATGGAGACAAGCACGATCCCCGAAGTATATTTGTAAGCGCCAAGTTTGATCTGATTGAAAGCCACATCAGAGACAGGTTTTTGCGCATTTTCCGCCACGATGGAGCCTTTTACGGCAGTATCATCCACGGATGGGATCATTAGTTCATGCCCGCCATCGGTTCTGAGCACCTTGCAGTAGTTCCGCAGGTTCGCGGTGTAAAGCATGTACTTCTCGAACGCGCTGGCCAGCAGCTCGGTCGGGACGAGGTATCCGCCCTTGGCGCCCGGGGTGGTCGCCTGGGGATCGGTGCCGCGCAGCGTCATCGGCTTGGCCGACAGGGTGATCGGCTGCATCCGCTTGGTCAGGTCGAACCCGATCTCTCGGGCGGCCTTCACCATGCTGTCCGTCGCCAGTCCGGCGGGCTGGAGGAACCAACCGCGCAAGGCCAGATCACGACGAGCCATGGCGGCGCTGTCGTTCAGGTCACGCACAAACTTGGGAGCGCCGGGTTTCACCATCCGGGTGGACTGGGGAGCCACCTTCGGGGTCTCCACGGGAGCAGCGCTGCGGGCTTCCGCCAACTCGGCGGCATCCTCGGCGGCCGCCGCGTCCTCGGCGATGGAAACGTCGTCGGCCACTTCGCCGACTTCGGCCTCCAGGGCGCCGACGCGCTCGGTCACATCACTCAGTCCGGCTTTCAGCTCGTCCATCTCAAGTCTCTCCTCGGGGGTGAGTTCTCTTGTTTCAACCACAGACAAAAGCGCCTGTAGCCTTTCCCTAACTTCCATCGAAAAAACCTCCGGTGAAGGGAACCAATGTGTGGGAGTCTAACGACCAGCCCGCACTGTCACCTTGTGAAGCAGTTCCAGGAGTGCCAGCTTGTCACGGTCCATGCGCTGCTGGTGGTCCCGCATGGATCGGACGGCCAGCGTGGTCTCGGGGTACGCCGGCATCGAGACGGCCGACACCTCATGGAGCACCAAATCGTTGATCGTCCGCCGCCGCAGACGCGGGTTGGACTCATGCGGTTCCCATGCCTCGGAGTTCCGTTCCGGCAAGGTGAACCCGAAGGACATCTGGTCGCAGTCCCCACGGCGGACCAGTTCCGCCAGATCCCTGGCGAACCCGGTATCCGGCAGGTCGATCTCCACCGCCAAGCCCTGGTCGGTGTCGTTCAGGCGCAGGGTGCCGTTGGAGCGCCGGCCAAGGAGGAGCCTTGCATCATGCGACCAGAACGCCCGGACATCCTGCGAGGAGTCCAACGACCGCTTGAAGGCCCCGGGTGCGATGCGCTCGATGAACCCGCCGAGATCCTCGCTGTCGGAGTTGTAGACGGCGGCCAGTCCCCGCAGGGTTTTCCCCTCGGTGTCAACGCCGGAAAGCTTGGACAGTCTGCGCTCGATCATGGTTAATCCTCGGTGTCCCCGTTGTCTTCCTCTAGGGTGGTGGGGGAGTTGGACAGCGGGTCCACCGAGGAGTTCGTAACCGGCATTTCCCCGGCCGGCGCCCTGGCACCCACACCCTTGCCAAGCGGTTGCATGTTGAGTGGTTGGAGATACTGATCGCCTTCCGGCCCGATGGGATCGAGGCCTTCCAGACGCCGGCAATCATTGGCCGACAGCCAGCCCCAGTTGCGGGCCACCGCCATCGCCTGCACCCGGCGCTCGATGTTGGCGCGAAGCAAGCCGTTCAAGTCGTGCTCAATCTTGTGCGTCCTGCGCTCCATGGTGGACAAGCACTTGAGCATCAATTCCTGTTCGATCCGCACAAGGATTGGTTGCAGGCAATCAGTGAGAAACTGCTGCTGTTCCGAGTCGATCGTCTTGAACCCTGGGGAATCAATCGCCTTGAGCTTCGACAGCGGACAATTGAACCAGCGTGCCACTTCCCGCACGGCAAACTGGCGTTGTTCGAGGAACTGGGCATCCGTGGCGTTGGTCTGGACCGGGTTGAAGGTCATGCCGTTTTCCAACACTATCACGCGTCCAGCATTCTCCACGCCGGAATGGACGCGGGTGAAGTCCGCCCGCAGCCTTTCCACCGCCTCCGCCGTCAGGCGGCCGGGATGTTGTAACACTCCCGCCGACTTGATCCCCTGGTCCATCATCGCCTGCGCCACCGTTTCGGCGCTCAGCGTCAGGCCGAGGCTGGATGCCGCGCGGCTCAGGATGGACACGGCCATGATGCCGTTCTCGTCCAGGGGACCGGTGCGAACGTGGATGACATTGCGAGCCGGGAGGTGGGTCTGCTCCTCGGTCCCGGCGGCATAGGTGTAGAAAATGGCGCCATCATCGTCCCGGACGGCGGTGACATACTGCGCCGGGAGCCACCAGAGAGCGCGGACGGAGCCGTTGGAATAGCGTTCGATTTCGGCAAAGCCGTTGCCGTACAGCAAGGCGTCGTTCATCAATGTGTTGCGGAAATCCACCGCCCCGATCTCATCATTTGGATGAGAATGCAACAGCGGATACAGCGGATGATCGGTGGCCTTGGCCCGACCTTCCCCGGATGACCGGTAAAGGAACAAGGGGAGGCTGGCGATGGTGTTGGAGATCAGGCTGATGCAGCAATGGACGGCAGAGATCGTGACCGCTTCATGGGGGGAGATTCCCCCGGCGTGGCCGAAGATGGACGCGGATCCCGGGTCGGAAAGGTTGTAGCCGACCGTTTTCCATGCGGATCCCTTGGGGTGGGACCTGCGGAAAAGGCCGGCTATCCAGCTTTGGGCTGATTGGAGGAGTGGTGCCATGCCGGACAAGATACCGGCAGGCCAGCACTGTCGCTTTTAGGCGGCAAGAAAGGCGTCCAGGTCGATGCCGAGGAAGTCGCAAAGCTCACGGATAGTGCGAACGGTCAGGTGGCGCTTGTACCATGACTCTGTATATCCGTCGAAAATTTCCCCAAACTGGCCGAGAGGGACACCCTTAGAATTTAAAGCCGCGAGACACGCGTCTTCAAGGGAGTCGGCGGCGTAGCCAATCATGTCGATTGATTCGATCAACTCCCAGCCGGCTCGGCGGTGCTTATTAAGCCGGCCTGAATTATGATTGGCTATTCCAATTTTAAACCTGTCCGGCTTCTTAATTAGATAGAAGAATGAAGGCTTTTCCAGTTTGATTCCATACTTGGCGCAATTGGAGCAGCCACTGCCACTCACCCTGTCCGCTACAATTGCCGGCCATTTGTGACCGCAATCTTTGCATTCCCAGTTTTCCATGGAACCAGAACTAGGACCAAGCGATCGCAAGTCGCCAGGGCCCCTATGCTCTCTAACAAGGTGCGGGAATAAATAAGCCACGCTTTTCTTGTAGGGGACTGTGCTTCGCTTTTTTGCTGCCCGCTTGCGCCCGCAAGGCTTGCAGCCAGTGCCACGCACCCTGTTCCCCACAGTTGCCGGCCATTTGTGACCGCAGTCCTTGCACTCCCAATTTTCCATGGAATGAGAACTAGGACCAATCGATCGCAGGTCACTAGGCCCCCTGTGCTCTCTAACAAGGTGCGGGAATAAATAAGCCACGCTTTTTTTGTACGGGACTATGCTTCGATTTTTCGCCCTCCGCTTGATCCCGCAAGGCTCGCAGCCGCGGCCACGCACCCTGTCCCATACAGGTGCCGGCCACTCATGACCACAATCCTTGCACTCCCATTTTTCCATGGAGCCGGAACCAGGGCCAAGCGATCGCAAGTCGCCAGGGCCCCTATGCTCCCTAACAAGGTGTGGAAATAAATAAGCCACGCTTTTTTTGTAGGGGACTATGCTTCGCTTTTTCGCTGCCAGCTTGCGCCCGCAAGGCTCGCAGCCGCGGCCGCGCTTTGTCCTGTTCTCTAAAGGCGCCGGCCATTTGTGACCGCAATCTTTGCATTCCCAGTTTTCCATGGAACCAGAACCAGGACTAAGCGATCGCAAGTCGCCAGGGCCCCTATGCTCTCTAACAAGGTGCGGGAATAAATAAGCCACGCTTTTTTTGTACGGGACTATGCTTCGCTTTTTCGCCGACCGCTTGTTCCCGCAAGGCTTGCAGCCAGCGCCTGCTGTCCTGCGCTCTACAGGCGCCGGCCATTTGTGACCGCAAACTGAACACTTCCAGGTCTTTCTTTGGGCGCTGCCGCCAGTAAATTTCGTCGCATCATCCAAGCATTCCTTGGCCAACCTTGGATGCGTGGTGGCCAAGTCATTCCAACCAACAATCACGGTCCCTGGTTGCAGCCGCTTCCCATCCGGCCCATACTTGCACCGGCGCTTCCAATCCTTGATTGGGCTTTCTTTTTTGTGCTGGCAGTCCTTATTCTCACACATAGCCTCGATCCTCCTAGCAAGGGTCCGGGTTAGCAGGCCCGCGGGGAGTAGAGATCCCTGCGGGTCTGCGCCATTGTATGGGTGGCTAACTTTGACAGTCAACAGGCTATCTACTTCCCAGCCTCAATCAACCTGTGGCACGACCGGCAGACCGGCATCAGGTTGTCCTGGGAAAGGCGCAGGTCCGGGTTATCCTTGATCGCCACGATGTGGTGGACTTCC